TGTGAATTAGCCTGGTTTTGCGAAAACGAACCTATGAACAATCCAAGTCTAAGCCTACAAACCTTTTATATTTATTGGGTCTTGGTGCTCAGTAAATATAGGAGGTTTTTTATTATGTATTCGCGTGATGTCGAGACTTATATGGGTTATTGTGACCGTAAAGGACTGGCGCAAAGGACCTTGCATAGTTACGATCAAACCCTACGAATGTTTGGAATGTATTTGGAAACAATCGGAATAAAGAACACAGAAGACATTCGACATGTGGATATAAGTAATTATCTAGACAGTCTTGTGCGAAGAGGAAAATACACGATTTGCACGGTCAAGAATCAAACGCAACCCAATTATCCGGAGAATAGAAAAGATTTAGGCAAACCGATTTCTGCTTGTTGCATTAACAATTATTTACGAAATATGAACGCATTCTTTAATTGGTGTATAGAAGAAGAATTTTTGCGAAAAAACCCAATCAAGCGAAGCGACTTTATTAAGACAAAAAGAAAAGAAGTTGAGTTTATCGACGATGAAGACTTTAAAATGCTACTGGACTGCCTACAGCGGGACAAGTTCTTTGAATACCGAGATTGGGTTATCATTCAACTTTTAATCGATACGGGTATGCGGTGCGGGGAATGCTTATTAATCAAAATGGAAGACATTGACTTTAGAAAAAATGCGATTTTGCTTCCAGCCGAAAATACAAAAGGCAAGAAAGATCGATACGTATTCTTTTCGGCGCAAATGGAAAAAACAATTAAGAGATGGATTACCTATAAGGACCGATATCGCGAAAGTGATTATCTGTTTTGCACGAATCAAGGAAAGGCTTTGCAAGTTAATAATTTAGAAGCTAATATAAGAAAATACGCAGCACGGGTTGGACTCAAGAACGTTCATCCACACATGTTCCGGAATAATTTTGCAAAACGATTCTTGAAAAGCGGCGGTGATATTTATACCCTCAGCCGGATTTTAGGCCACAGTAGTGTTGTGATTACCGAAAAAGCCTATTTGGATATTAATGAAGATGATTTGATGGAAATGTATGCTTCCCATAGTCCTTTGGAAAATATGAAGTATAAACCCAGAAATCACTAAAAATCGCAGAAGGTTTATTCTAAAATAGAGTTACTATCTTAAATTAGATTTTGGAGGTAACTACTATGGGCACAAGCATCCGATCAAATTTGAGCAGGAAGAATCGGTATTGGATTTCGAGGCATCGGTATTATGAGTTAAAGCATTTTTGTTTGCAATACTCTGAGTGGCTGACCGAATACCGGTCGATTGACGGATACCAGAAAAGTTCACGCATGAATTTGACAGGGGTAAAGAGCACGGCGATTAGCGATGCGACTGAACGATTGACTGAAGCGAAAATGTATTACTTTGAGAGGATGAGTCTGGTTAAATCTCTTTGCAAAGAAGCTGATCCCGAGCTATCGGATTATATCTTTAAAGCGGTTACAGAGGAAGTGTCTTATTCTACGCTGCGGACCAAATATGATATTCCTTGTTCTAAAGACTATTACTACGAGAGTTACCGAAAGTTTTTCTGGCTTTTGAGTAATGCGCGAAAATAACATTGGATATAATGGAGGTGATACTGAATGAAAGCAGTATTTGATGAACGCAGTATGAACTGGGAACCTTGCGCAAAGTACAATTACGAGTACCTTCGTGCAAAGCAACAGTATTTTACCACTATTTTGTTGGCGAGAGGACACATCTCTTTATGTGAAATTCTAGATGATACTGGAATTATATTAGATGAACCGCTCTCGGTTGCAGAGTTGTATGGTCATTTCTGGAGCTATGAGAAAGGAGACAGATTTGTAAATTTGGGCATTCCCAATAAGTATGACTGCGATGCGAAATCATTCGTGCTTGACATCAATATCTAATCATACAAAACGAGGACTCTATGGAAACATAGGGTCTTTTATTTTTTACGCGAAATAATCATCCGCTTAAATGAAAGCTATAAGCTGAATTTGAAAGGAGATTAAATTATGTTAAATACTTTTGAAAGAAAACTTGAGGTATTTATGATTAAGTATGCAATTTACAGTTCTCTGATTACACAAAAGCTAATTATGTTTGCATTTAACCAGCATTTGGTAAAAGACAAAGTTGCTGCTTGGTTACTAAACGTTGAAACCAAAAGATTTGACGGATTGACGACTTATTTGAAAAAGCTTATATGAAAGAGACGGACTCTATGGAAACATAGGGTCTTTCTTTTTTATTTTCAGGACGCAGGTGACGAAATGGAGGTGTATATTGATATCTGAAAAATTCCCCGGATGGATTTTCTGAAAAACACAAATAAAAGGAGAATACTAATGTACGGTGCAATTTGTATTTGTTTGGTACTATTTTTTCTAATCGGGTTTGTTGGCGGCTGGTACTATGGCAAAGTGAAAACAAAAATTGCGGGCTATCTCAGAATTGACGTACGGGATGGCGATACGACTGTCTGGCTCGAATCATTAGGCCCTATGGATAATTTGCAGGATGGTGAAAACGTTTTTCTTACAGTTAAAGTACAAAATTATGGTGACGCGAAATAATCAAGCCCTTAAATGAATACTATTAAGGAGGTATTTCTTATGGATACTTTGGAAATGAAACTTAACGACCTGATTATGAGTGAGATTAATCGAACAAATGATCTGGACGGGAATGCTCGTACGGAAGCTGTAGATAATGTCTGCAAACTGTACCGCGTGCGAATCGAAGACACAAAGGCCCAAAGCGATGCTGCTTGTGCGAAAGCTGAGAAAGAAAATCAAGCTTATGCTAACGCAGAGGAAGCTGAAGCCCGAGTGAAAGATCGTCGTTTGCGCATTGGTATGTATGCTGTGGATACTGCGGTTGTCCTTGCTACATTCTTTACGGGTTTGAATTTCGAAAAGACGAATTGTATCACGTCGAGTTTCGTGAAAAATGTCATTAGGAAAATCGGATTTAAGAAATAATTCAAAGCTTAAGACTTTATGGAAACATAGGGTCTTGAGCTTTTCTTTTTGACGGTGTATACTAAACGATAAGGAGTTCCCTGAGGTGAAAGGAGTACGAAAATGAAAAAACTAGCATGGATTAGTGCATCTCTGGCTATTTGTATTGCGTTGGCTGGATGTTCTACGGTAAACGAAGAGAAAAAAGATACCACCAGTGACACTGCCTCTAGCGCAATTTCTGAAGAAGCGGATAGTTCGTCGGAAGAGGAAGAAGCGGTTGACTTCAGCACGATTGAGTATCCAGATGATTATGAAGACTTTGAATGGCCTGATATCGGAATTGCAGCAACATTGCCTACTCCCAAGAGCACGTGGGGAATTGTGGGATATGATACTAGTGATGAATTTTGGTGCTATATTGGAAAAGTGACAAAATCGGATTATAGAACATATGTAAAAGAATGTTGGAATGCAGGATTTCAAAATGACTATACTAAAACTGATCAAGCCTTTACAGCATTTGATAGCAACAATTCGGAATTAACTATATATTATTATGATTACCAAATGGCTATTCGTGTAGCATCTATCAATTCTGATACAAATTCTAAAAATTGGGATAAAGAAGATGTGCCTGTAAATTCCTCCGACAGTATCGTTTCCGAAAACGATTAAGAAGCTTCAGGAACCGAACGCAAGCAACTAAACACTTCACGCTATGCCCTCTGAGCGAAATGTTCAGGGGGCTTTTTATTTACTATGAGATATTATTACGAGAAACCAGACTTTTGGAAAGCAATGTTTGCAAAGACCTATGCCTGTAATCATCCATTATACTCAAAATGTACCCTTTATAAAATAAAAGATTACGGTTTAGCGGTGATTCAGCAGAGGTTTAACCCTGAAACGAAAACCACGTATTGGACTGAAATTGATCCATGGCTTATTGATGAGATCTATATTCAGCCCGGATTCAAAAAGTATTTCAATCAAATGAGTGGAATAGAACAAAGCGGCTTATATCCAACGGTAAATGTTCGGCAGCTTATGTGGGCACTTAGAATGAAACCGATGAGAAAGGAACGATGGGAAACGGTATTTGATCGAAAAGATATCTGACAACAAAACACGCGAAAATTTCACAGCTTATGATGAAACTAATTATAGGAGGTTATACTTGTGGCGGATTTTCTAAGAAACCAGTTAGAAAAGATTAGACTTTGCTGTTCGCAGGGTCTTTTCTTTTTACGCGAAATAATCAAGCTATATAATGGAAACCTTAACAATTTGAAAGGAGATTATGTTATGGCTACTGAAGAAATCAAGAAAATTGAAGAAGATTGCGAGGAGAAAGATGAAGTGAAAAAGAAGTCTTTTGGTAAAACTGGTTTTATCGTGATTGGAGCATTGATTGCTGGTGTTTGCGCCGGTGCACTGCTGAATCGACACAAAGCGGTTGACGAGGACGAAGAAACCATCATTTATGACCCGAACAACTGCGCAAGTCTTGAGGAAGTAGAAGACGAATCTAAAGAAAACTAAGGTTTATTTTAAGACTCTATGGAAACATAGGGTCTTACTTTTTATAAAAAGGAGAATATTATCATGAAATTCAATATGGCTTCTATCAAAGCTGCTAGTAAAATTGCTGAAAAAGCTATCGTAAAAAATGCCCCTATGATTTTGACAATTTGTGGGGCAGCAGGTGCAATCGGTAGTGTTATTATGTGTGGAAAAGCTACGATTAAAGCTTGCGAGATTGTGAGAGAAAAAGAACCTGAGACAAAATTTGACGTTGTAAAAGAAACGTGGAAGCTCTATATTCCAACGGCTACTATGACCGCAGCATCTGTTGCCTGCATTGTAGCATCGAACCGAATTAGCGCAAAACGCCTGGCTGGAATTGCAAGCGCATATGCTTTGAGCGAGAGTGCATTTAAGCGTTATCGAGAAGCAACTGAAAACATTCTTGGTGATGATGAACAGAAGGTCGTTGACCAGAGTGCAATGAAAGTAGCGAAGGAAAATCCCGTGCGCCAAAACGATGTAATCATGGCCGGAGATGGTGACATTTGGTGCTATGACTGCTTGAGCGGGCAAAAATTCAAATCAGACCGTGAAACAATTCGCCGAATTCAGAATGACATCAATCAGTGTATTGTTTCCGGCGATGGATTTGCAAGCCAGAACGAATTTTACTCTCAGCTTGGGCTGAATATGGTAAAAATGGGGGATTCGATTGGTTGGACCGTTGACCATCTGCTTGATTTGAGTTTTTCTGGTCAGCTGGATGATAATGGGCGGCCAATTCTTGTGATGGACTATAAGGTGACACCGAGACCGAAAATGGAGTGGGATTATTAAGTATGACATCAAAAGAATATTATGCCAAATATATGAGTGCTGTGATAGACGCTTGCCGTTATAATGATAAACCGGAAGCGCTGAACGAAATCGGACAAAATTTGGCAGAGGATTTGGACCGTGAGGCAATTCGTATCGCAAAAGAAATGAACCACGGTATGGGCACGAATTTTATTAAGATTCTCGCAAATCAGAATATGAAATGGAATTCAATTTGTAGATATTTTAAGAAAAAGCACGGATTTGAACCTTTTAACGAAGATTGGTTTGCATCAGAATATTGCGTGAAAAAATATAAAAATCTTAACGCGAAATAAACACGTCCTTAAATGAAAGGAGTGACTTTAATGAAATTTGATACATTGAAAATTCTTGGTGGAGTCCTAACTATCGGCGGTTTGTTGCTGGAAGCAGCGCAGACGTTTATCGATGAAAAGGAGGAAGAAGAACGAGTAAACGATTTGGTTGAAAAAAAGTTTAACGAACTCAATAAACAGAGCGAGGGCTGAACAAGCCCTTTCTCTTTTTTCTTTTTTTAAAGGAGAACGATATGAACTGCAAAACAATACTCAAAAATCTTTCTAAAAAAGTGGAGAAAAATATGCCGACAATCCTGATGGTTGCTGGTATTTGCGGATTCTGGACAAGCGGATATCTAGTTTATAAAGCAACGCCCAAATACGAATTGGTCCGAAAATCTTTATACGAAACAGGAGAACCGGAAAAGATTGAAATCATAAAGTCCGGTTTAAAAGTTTATGCGCCGGCGTTTATTACAGCGACACTTTCTACCATTTGTCTGATTGGTGCAAATAGCATGAGTATTCATCGGCATGCCGCATTGGTTGCTGCCTACGCACTGTCTGAAGCTAATTTGAAGGAATTTAAAGAAACAGCTGAAGAACTCACAACATCAAAGCAATTTGAAAAAATTAAGGACACGGTAGCAGCTAAGAAAATTGAGAATAATCCTCCTTCAAAACAAGAGATTATCTCAACGACCGGTGGCAACACGCTGTGCTATGAAGTTGTGAGCGGGAGATATTTTCGGTCTTCTGTCAACACAATTAAAAAAGCCGAAAACGAAGTGAATTCCATCCTTAATACGGAAGGTCAAGCCAGCTTTAACACTTTCTGTACAGAATTGGGGCTGGAAGAGCTACCTATTGGCGAAGACCTTGGGTGGTCCTTTAATTTTGGCGGGTTGATGAAGGTTGATATTTCTACCGGAATTGCAAAAGACCTTAATGACGAACCGTGTCTTGTAGTCAGTTACGCAAACGGTCCTGACTACAACTATGACAATTTTTAACAATACGCGAAATATTCAGCCCCTTTAATGGAGTAAAAATCCAAAATTATTTTTATAAAAGGAGATTATTACTATGGATGAAAACAAGGTTATGAACGAGGAAATCGTTGAAGAGACTGCTCCGGTTACGGAAGAAAAGAATGATGATAAATCTGGTCTCGTTGTACTTGGTTTGGCGATTGTCGGTGGTATTACCATTGGACGATTTGCTTTTAATAAGGGCAAGGAGGCTTTGAGGAAACTGAAACAAAAAGACGGACATCACTCTGGACGATTCCCTTGGAAAGAGACTGAAATTGTTGAAGAATCTGAGGAGGAAGAACCTGAAGAATAATTGGAATGCTCAAAAGGAAATTCTATGGAAACATAGGGTTTCCTTTTTTCTTTTGTCCGGTGATATTTCTATCATTTAAGAATTGTGAGGGACTAATTATGAAACTAATCAATTTTTGCATCGTTTATCTTGCGGCCCAAATTGGTAATAAACTTGAATGGGTTAAATCGGAAATTAAGCTCTGTATTCTTAAATTGAAAGAAAAAAGAAACAAAATTTCAAGAGATGAATGCATAAAACGTGAAAATGCTTTGGTAGACGACTATGCAAAATGGCAAACCGAAAGCATGGAACGAGTAGAGAATGCCATTATGAATTTATTTTCACGATAAATACAAAGGAGAATAATCATGAAATTTTTTGGAGCTTTTACTGCCGGTGTAGCCGTTGGCATTATTGTTGGTGGAATTGGACTCATAAAAATTGCAATGAAGAGCGATGCCGTTAAAGACGCAATCAATTATGAGATTAAGCAACGTACGAAAAAAGTTATTTTTGAATATATCTCTGAAAGTTTGAATGACGATACCACTAGAAAGCGTCCATATTATGGATCTTATTATGAGCGTTCTTTTCAGGAACCAAGCGCAAGGCGATAATTCCTTTAATTAAAATCGAATAGAGGATGTTTATGAACGAATATTTATACGAAGGGCCGGTGCTGCAATTTGATGAAGTAATTGACCGCCATTATAAAGCAACAACCTGGGCAATTAGTGAGAAAAAGGCGCGAAGTAATCTAACTTATCGATGGAAAAAGAGGATGGGACTTCCGCCAAATACAGTTATCCGATTGCCCGGAACCATTAAGAAACTTTGAGGTACTATATGGATTATAACAATCTTCCCGGCAATAGTCATAAAGAGAAAACCGGAACCACAAAGCAAAAACCACGAATGGAGAAAGTCATTACTGGTAGTGCAACAGCCAGAAAGAAAACTCTTGGTCAGCAGATTAAATCTTTGTTTGCGTTGGAAAATAAAAAAGATATTGAAGAGTACATTTTTACCAATATTTTTATTCCGGCAGCAAAGAAAATGCTGGATGAAAGCTTCTCCGGTGTGATTGATTTTCTTGGTGATGCTGGCAGGGCTTTAATCTGGGGTCCTAACGCAAAACCAAGACGGAGTAGTAACGCGAGAGTATCTTATACCTCGTATTCTTCCTATTACGACAGAAATGATAACTCTAGTACCAAAACCCCGCCTGTAGCACGAATTCGTCGCGGATACCAGATTGATGACATCGTACTGCCAACAAAGATGGATGCTGATAATGTTTTGGAAAGCATGGAAGTCAGTATTGAAGAATTTGGCTGGGTTACGGTACTTGATTTGTACGATATGTGTGGTCGAGAAGATCTGATTCGAGAAACGGATAACGATTTTGGCTGGACTGATATTTCCGGCGCTAGAGCTGTTCGCGATCGTGATGGATGGATTCTCGATTTGCCGAGATGTAAGGCATTGAAGTGAGGTTGATATTTTGGAACATGTGAATCATCCCGACCATTATCAGCTTAATGGGATAGAAGCAATCGACATTATTGCTGCGGTGTCGAAGGAATACAGTGGAGTAGCGGCGTTTGATATAGGAAATGCACTGAAGTATATTGTCAGGGCAAAACACAAAAATGGTGAGGAAGACATCAAAAAAGCCATTTGGTATTTGAATCATCTGCTGAGTTTGAATGATAAAAAAGACATTTTTGTAAAGGAGTATGACACAAATGAAAATCGCTAATATTTTTGAAAACGTAATGCGCACCGCTAAAGTTACCGGCCTGAAAGTTAAAAAAGCGTCTCCTGAAATTATGGTGATTGCCGGCATTGGCTGTGGCATTGGTGCTGCTGTTATGGCATGCAAAGCAACTCTGAAAGTTGAAGAAATCATTATTGACGCAAACGATAAAATGGACATGATTAAGTCCACTGCTCTTGATCCGACTTATGCTGACCGTTACAGCGAAGAGGATGCTCAGAAGGATAAAGCAATTCTGATTGGTCAGACTGCCGTAAAACTCGGTAAGCTTTATGGCCCGAGTATTGCAGTTGGCGCTGCTTCTATTGCGCTGATTTGCGTTGGTCACAATATCCTGCGTAAGCGCCACATTGCTCTTGTTGGTGCTTATTGTGCAGTAAGTGATGAGTTTAAGAACTATCGCGCCAATGTTGTGAAAGAACTCGGCGAGGCTGCCGATAAGAAATTTAAATATGGTCTAAAGCTTGAAGAAATTGAGGAAAAGACTACGAACGACAAGGGTGAGGAGGTAACAGAAAAGAAATTGGTGGAAACCTTTGACAATAATTGGTCTCCGTATGCCAAATTCTTTGACGAGTACAACCCCAACTGGGAAAAATCTGCCGATTACAACTTATTGTTCCTGACCAATCAGCAGAATTACTGCAATAATAAATTGAAAGCTCAGGGTTATTTGTTCCTGAATGATGTTTATGATTGCCTGGGTATTGACCGCACTCGTGAAGGTCAGATTGTAGGCTGGATTTATGACCCGAAGAAGCCGAAGTGTGATGGCTTTATTGATTTCGGTATTTATAACGGTTATCGCAAGGCAAATCGTGACTTTGTGAATGGTGCCGAACGTTCTATTCTGCTTGACTTTAATGTTGATGGCCCGATTATCGACATGATTTAAAGGGTGATATTTGCTGGGAGGAGGAAGAATTATGGCTAAGATTTTGGAAACCGTTTCTTACGCATTTGCAGGTATGGCTGGTCTCTGCTTTTTTGGTGGCGTGGCTGTATTGACCGGCGGAAAGGACGTAAAACATGGACGGGCTGGACAACATCGTTGCAATGCTTGACTACATTCTTGACTCTAAACGCAAACGGCATATTGTTGGTGGATTGCTGTTAAGCACTTCTGCATTATTTGCAGGATTAGCAGCAACCGTCATAACGATACGAGAGGATGAAAATGATGAATAAACTGGGAATCTTGATTGGCGCATTGGTTGGAACGGTAATTGGTGGTGGCATTGGATGGTATCTAAGCCAGAAAAAATATACTAAAATTGCCAATGAAGCAATCGACGAAGCTAAAAAAGAGTACGATACTGCCATGGAAGAAGCCGGCGTAAAACCGAAACGGGTATTCCGTAAAAAAGCGGCGGTAGAAAAACCTTGCGAGGATAAGCCTTTGGTCGAAACCTCTAGTATTCAATCTGAAATTGAAAAACACGGCTACGCCGATTATTCATCGATGTCGGTTCCTTCTCGCGATGAACCTTATATTATTACTCCCGAAGAATTTGGAGAAATCGAGGAGTATGACAAGATTACGCTTACATTCTATGCAGACAAAATTGTGGCTGACGAAAATAATGAAATGATGGACGACACTGAGATTCAGCAAAGTATTGGTTTTGAATCCCTTGGGCATTTTGGGGAATATGAAGATGATTCCGTATTTGTCCGAAACGATAGACTGAAAACGGATTATGAAATTCTGTTGGATGAAGAAAATTACTCGGACAGCTATGCCAGAAACAGTGGTCGCCCTTAAAGGGGAGGAAGAATGACTGTAGAAGATATTCGGGATGGGTATTATCATTGGCTTGTGCAAAAAGTTACAAAAAATGATAGTTATTCCAGACTATTACGACATTTGGATGAAATAGCATTCCGTTGGGATATTCCAATGGACGCGAACCGTTCAGAGGATGGCTGCGATTTGCGGTATCGATACGGCAGCGCACTTGGCTATACGCAGGCTGAGGTTGCAAATGCTCTTGACTGCCGAGATTGCTCGGTGCTCGAAATGATGATTGCCCTAAGTCTGCGATGTGAAGAGACCATTATGTGCAATACTGATATCGGAAATCGGACTGGCCTTTGGTTTTGGAACATGATTGATACTTTGGGTCTTGGCGGAATGATTAACGATAACTATAATGAAGCATTTGTTGATACGATTCTAATGCGCTGGATGGACCATCGTTATTCCCCAAAAGGGAAAGGTGGTCTATTTTTTGTACGAAATCCGCCAAAAGATATGCGAACAGTAGAAATTTGGTACCAGATGTGTTGGTACCTAAACGAAATTGGTTAAAGGAGAACTTATTATGAATTTCTATCAGGATATGTTTAATCGCCAAGCTGCAAAAAGTTTTCATGCCATTTCTCGTGCTTTGCGAGCAAACGATGATTTTACTCATCAGCTGGCGAAAGCGGTACGGCGTAATGGCACTATGACCGGTTTTATGGGCTTTGCTATTGCGGTTTATATCATGGGGAATGAACTCGATAAGATTCGACTCCAGAATAAAATTCAGGAATTAGAGGAACGGTCTTGTCAGTGCAGCATGCATCATGAGGAGGAAAAATAATGTAATGCTTGATTTTCTGAGAGTTACGTCTCAGCAGATCAAAAAAGGCGAGTGGGAAGTATATCCAATATTTGTAATCAAGCGTTCCAAAGATCTTATGATTCGAGGCAGTGATTTTTATGCTGTCTGGGTTGAGGAACGTGGCCTATGGTCTGCGGACGAAGAAGACGTTATTAATATGGTGGATGCTGAACTTCAGAACGAATACGATAAAGTAGAAAAACGGCATCCAGAAGACAAAATCGCCGTCAAGTGGATGTGGAATGCAAGAACCGGCAGCATCGATGCGTGGCACAAATACTGCCAACGACAATGCCGGGATAACTACCAGATGCTTGACGAACGGGTGATATTTGCTAACGAGGAAATTAAAAAATCCGATTGTGCTACAAAGAAATTAAACTATCCGATTGAAGAAGGTGATATTTCTGCATATGACAGCCTAATGAGTGTTTTGTATTCTCCAGAAGAACGCAAAAAACTTGAATGGGCGATTGGAGCAATTGTTACTGGAGATTCGAAAAATATCCAGAAATTTGAGGTACTATATGGTCCTCCAGGTTCTGGTAAGTCAACAGTACTAAATCTGATTCAAAAATTGTTCGATGGCTATTACTCGGTATTCGATGCAAAAGCGCTGGGAAATCCTAATAATGCGTTTGCGCTGGAATCTTTTAAACAAAACCCATTGGTTGCTATTCAGCACGATGGAGATTTGAGCCGGATTGAGGATAATACAAGACTAAATTCTCTTGTTTCACACGAATTGATGACTGTAAACGAGAAGTTTAAATCTGCGTATTCAAATCGATTCCGGTCTTTTTTGTTTATGGGCACCAATAAGCCAGTACGAATCAGTGATGCAAAATCGGGTATTATCCGAAGACTAATTGATGTTACACCAACTGGCAACAAGGTTCCAGTACGGAAATACAATGAAGCTGTCAAAAAGATGGACTTTGAACTTGGAGCGATTGCCTGGCACTGTAAACAAATCTATTTGGAAGATCCAGAATATTATGATGATTATGTTCCGATTAATATGATGGGAGCATCCAACGACTTCTTTAATTTTGTCGAGGATTCGTTTTATGTCTTTAATCGCGAAAATTGTACGACCTTAAAAACGGCATGGGAAATGTACAATCGATATTGCGATGAGGCACGAGTCGGTTATCCATATCCAAAACGACAATTCAAAGAAGAACTTAAAAATTATTTTAAAGACTATGAAGAACGACATCAAAACGAGGATGGTAGCATGACACAAGGCTATTACTATAATTTTGATGGAAATAAGTTTAATGTTACCATTGTTAAGGACGGGGGGAGGAAAGCAGAAAAAGAACTCCCTGTCGAAAAAAACTGGATTGAATTAACCGAACAGCATTCGATTCTGGATGATATTTTAGCGGACTGCCCTGCGCAATATGCAACCCCAGATGACAAGCCAATGAGTAAATGGACGAATGTTACGACAAAACTTCGTGACCTCGACCCGCATAGACTACATTATGTTAAATTGCCCGATGCGCATCATATTGTAATTGACTTTGACCTTAAAGATGAATCTGGATTTAAGAGTTTTGAAAAGAATTTGGTAGCAGCAAGCAAATGGCCGAAAACTTATGCTGAAACGTCTAAGTCCGGAAAAGGAATTCATTTACACTACATTTATTCTGGTGACCCCACAAAACTTTCCAGAATTTATGACGATAATATTGAGGTTAAAGTCTACACCGGGAATGCAAGTCTGCGTCGAATGCTGACTAAGTGCAATGACTTACCGATTGCAACTATTTCATCGGGACTTCCATTGAAAGGAGACGACAAGATGCTGGATATGAATGTCGTTACGACCGAAAAAGGTATCAGAACGACAATCAAGCGAAATCTTGCAAAAGAAATTCATCCGAATACAACACCGTCGATTCAACACATTAAGCACATTCTTGATAAGGCATACGCTCAGGGGGTGCACTATGATGTGACCGATTTGCGACCTGACATTCAGGCATTTGCTTTATCCTCTACTCATCAGGCAAATGCTTGTATTGCGCTGGTAAATGAAATGCATTTTAAATCGGACGAACCCGCCGAAACCGTACCTTGGGAAGAAGCTCCGATTGCATTTTATGATGTTGAGGTATTTCCGAATCTCTTCCTTGTGAATTACAAGGTGGCTGGTGATGGAAAGAAAGTTATTCGAATGATTAATCCAAAACCGGCAGAAATTGAGCAGATGATTACTCATTATCGTCTGGTTGGGTTCAATAACCGAGATTACGATAATCATATGATCTATGCTTGTATGATTGGCTATACGCCGGAACAGATTTATGAACTTTCGCGGAAGATCATCGTGGATAAAAGCCCAAATGCCAAATTTGGTGAAGCATATAATTTGAGCTATACCGACATTTATGATTTTGCAAAGAAAAAGCAAAGTCTGAAAAAGTGGGAGATTGCTCTTGGAATTCACCATCAGGAACTTGGGCTTCCATGGGATCAACCTGTGCCAGAAGATTTGTGGCCTAAAGTCGCTGAATACTGTGATAATGACGTACTTGCAACCGAAGCACTATTTAATTATGAAAAGATTCAGGATGACTTCCACGCTCGCTGCTCTTTGGCTAAAATTTCAAATGGGACTCCCAATGACACCAATAATCAGCTCACCGGAAAACTAATTTTCCAGGGAGATAAAAATCCTCAAAAGGAGTTTGTTTATACCAATTTTGCAACCGGTATGAGCTATAAAATGGGGGACAGCGTTGGAGTTTATCATGAATGGAACCATTTTCCAGGATACGAATTCGCGAATGGTAAATCGACCTATCGCGGTGATATTTTGGGGGAAGGGGGCAAGGTCTATGCCGATTATGGTATCTGGTACAATTTGAAGACATTTGACGTTGCCTCAATGCACCCACATAGTATTATTGCCTTAAATCTCTTTGGTGACCGGTATACGGCACGATTTAAAGAGCTGGTTGATGTCCGTATTGCAATTAAGCACCGGGATAAAGCAGCTCTTCAAACGCTATTTGGCGGAGCCTTCGCTGAGTATGCTGATGCTTCTGATGACGAACTAAAGAACTTAGCAGGTGCACTGAAAATCGTAATTAACGCGGTTTATGGCCTTACCGCAGCGCACTTTCCGAATTTGTTCCGGGATGAACGAAATGTGGATAATATTGTTGCAAAACGTGGTGCGTTGTTCATGACAGAACTTAAGCACCAGCTTGAACAAAAAGGCGTTCATGTGGTTCATATTAAAACAGACTCGATTAAAATTGATAATCCAAGTCCTGAAACTGAAGCGTTTATTATCGAGTTTGGTAAGAAATATGGCTATGACTTTGAAGTGGAATCTGAATACAAAAAGATGTGCCTTGTAAATGACGCTGTATATGTCGCTTATACCAAAGATAACAAATGGACCGCAACGGGAACACAATTCGCAGTGCCCTATGTATTTAAAACACTATTTAGCAAGGAGCCAATCGAATTTAAGGATTTGTGCGAGACCAAAAATGTAACAGCAGGTGATATTTTCCTTGATATGAACGAAGGGTATCCAGAAGTTGCAAATCTTGAAAAAGAAGCTGCGAAAATTAAAAAAGCTGGAAAAGAAATTCCCAAAGAGCTTCTTGATGATATTGCAAAAGGCCACAATCTTAAATTTGTAGGACGAGTTGGACAATTTTGTCCAATTAAAGAAGGATGTGGCGGTGGTATTTTGTACCGCGTTCAAAACGGTAAAAATTATGCTGTTACCGGAACAACTGGTTACCGATGGCTTGAATCAGAAATGGTACGAGCATTCAAAAAAGAAGACTGTATTGACAAACGTTACTATCAAAAGCTGGTTGATGACGCCATTGAAGCTATTGATAAATACGGCGACGCGAATTGCTTTATGTGTGTTGACGGTAACTGTGATAGCGATATTATCGCGTAATTATCAGATTCTATAACGAAAAAGGCTCAGTGAAAACTGGGTCTTTTATTTTTTATAAAGGAGAATACCAATGACTGCCAAACAAATTTTTGACGCAACAACCCTTTTGTACAAAATTCGTGATCCCACCATAAAACGAGAACTTGAAAAGCTCTTTATTCTTGAAACCAAGAATTTACGAAAGGCAACTGGAGTTCGTTATACCGGAGAGCTTAAAGATCTTATTACAAATGAAAATGAAAAATGGAACAAAGTAAACCGTTACTATCAACTGACTTATGGTAAAAGTCCTATTGAAGAAAATGATTATACCAATCGAATTGCTCCGATGATGTATCCGTTTATGTTCAGTGTTGGTGTAAAAGATTTATCTGGAAAAGGAATGCCACTTAGTCTGTTTCATGTAATTTATTAATTTAAAGGAGATATTTTATCATGATGAACGAAAAGAAAATGCCTTGGGGCCATATCAGCATTGAAAACACCACCATTCTTCCTGGCGGTTGGCGTAACTTTGGCGGCCGCGCGAGCCGCTTTAATGCCCAGGGTAGCCGTTTCTGTACAATTCGTATTGACGATTTTGACCTTGCCGAACAGCTGATTAGCGAAGGCTGGCTGGTTAAACCGGTTATGAGTCGTAATCCGGACGTTACTGAGCCGGAATACTATACTCTGAAGCTCAAAATTAAGGTATATGATGATAGTATGCCTGATATTTGGGTAATTGTAAGCAATAAGAAACGGAAACTGAATGCAGAATCCCTCGCGATGCTCGATACGGCTGACATTATTAGCGCCGACCTTGAGATTCTTGGCCGTCCTACTCTGATGCACGAGGGCCAGCCTGATGAAAAGATGTGCTATTCGGCCCGTATTAAAGAAGCGTACATCGTTCTGGCAGAAAATCGATTCTCTCAGAAATATGCCGACTATGAATCTGACGATCAGGGCACTAAGCTTTCGAAACTTCCGTTCTAAATACTCTACCATAATCGTCTGACATTAAGGGTGCTGGGGGATTAACCCCGGTAAATGGCCTGGATTTGCCTGTTGTTACGGCAGCAGCCCTTTTAGTAAAGGAGAAAGCAATGAAAAAATTCACGTTAAAGGACGTTTTAGCATCTGCTGCGAAATGGGAAGTGCCGGAAAAACGTGAAAATAAGAAGCCGGTTCGTACAAATCCGGTTAAAAAAGAAGAAATTAATCAGAACTCTGAACAAAAAGAACCAATAAAAGAGTATAAAACAGAATTTAAAAAAACTTTTAATTCGATGGCACCCTATAAGCATCGTTTTCAAGTCTGGGAGGACTTTATTGTACTTTCGGCTTGCTCGTTATCTAATCGCGTTGATGGGATTCATTATGCAGAACGAGAAAAGATGTATATGGACAGAATTAAAACATATAAAAAAGAAGATGTCAATAAATTTGCAGACCTTTTGGCTCTTTTATGGCTCGAAATCACGAAAAATCCACGGCAGGATGTGCTTGGAGAGCTTTTTATGATGATGGATTTTGGAGATAATACCAAAGGCCAAGTCTTTACACCTTACTCGGTCTGTCAGCTAATGGCAATGCTAACCGGAGGAGACGTTAAGAAGATTATTGATGAAAAAGGCTATGTTGGCGTTTGCGATGAATGCTGCGGATCGGGTGCATTATTAATTGCCAAATGCTGGAATATTGCGGATGAACTCAAAAATGAGCATATTATCTGGCAGAATCACACCCTTGTCGTTGGTCAGGATATTGACATGATTGCTGGACTTATGGCATACATTCAGCTTTCAATTATTGGAGCTGCTGGTTACATAAAAATCGGAAATAGCCTTACTGACCCGATAAAAACGGGAGATAAACTAGATAATTATTGGTTTATGCCAATGTTCTTTAACGATGTATGGCGCATGAGGGTTATGTTTCATAAAGCAGATGAATTACTGAAGGAGAAACCTGTATGAAGAAATTCTTAGGTTGTTTAATTCTTGCAATACTATTTATTATTTGCATTGTTTTACCGGCGATGACGGCATTCGTCGTTTTGGTTATTAAATTCGTTCCCAAAATGTTTATATTACTTTTTGCGGCACTATTCGTATTGGCTCTATTTCTGATTGGAGATGATAATTAATGTCTAAAATTACATTTGAAACCACAAAATATAAAGTGAAAGTAAAAATGGAATCTGATGAATGCTTTTGCGGTATCACGGCATTCTATGAATTTCTGGCTAAACAATTGGGGTTTGGCGAGAAAGTTTATGCTGAAAATACTCTTTTTGATTGTAAAGCGGTTGAAGTATCTAAATCGGTGTTTGAGAATATCCGCTCTTATTATGAAGCTGAATACTTAGATAAATTCAAAAAGGAAGATGGATTTGCTGAATCTTTCGGAACCCTTTGGATTTGGTATGGTCCGAAAGCAACGCTTCCTGACGAAGGATATGTTGCTGTTGTGAATACGCATAAATTTATTACCGGGAAGGTGCCAAAATGATACGGCTTCGAGATTATCAACTAAAAGCTCTATCTAAAATGAAGAATGGCTGCATCCTTTGCGGTGGCGTTGGTTCTGGCAAAAGCATTACAGCATTAAGTTACTACTACCTGCAAAATGGCGGTGATATTTCCAGTATAACCGGAGAAACTGACTATATGCCGATGGATGATATTGGAATTAAAAATCTTTATATTATAACAACGGCGCACAAACGAAATACGCTAGAATGGGAAAAAGAATTAGCGCCCTTCCTTCTTTCGACAGATTCTGAAACGAATTTATATTCTAATGTAGTAGTAATCGATAGTTGGAACAACATTAAAAAGTATCAAAATATCTACGGTGCTTTCTTTATTTTTGATGAAAACCATGTTACAGGATATGGGGCTTGGGTAAAATCATTCCTGAAAATTGCCAGAAAAAACGAATGGATTGTTCTTAGCGCAACGCCTGGAGATAGTTATAGTGATTATATTCCGGTATTCATCGCGAATGGATTTTATAAAAATAAAACCGATTTTTCCAATAAGCATATCGTTTATGATGGAAGGGTACAATTTCCGAAAATTGACCATTATGTTAATACCGAAATATTAAATCGATACCGACGAAGCATTTTGGTGCCGATGGATTTTGAACGAAATACCGTTAGTCATCATGTTGATATTTATTGTGACTACGATAAAAATAAGTACAAAACTATTTGGAAAAATCGATGGAATCCTTACACGGACGCTCCTATCGTTAATGTGGCCGAACTCTATTATATTACAAGAAGACTTGTAAACTGTGACCAATCGCGATTCGACGCACTGCTTGAAGTCTTGAAAAAACACGATAGAGCGATTATATTTTATAATTTTGACCCTGAATTAAACGGACTTTTAGGTCTTGATTATGGGGATAAAATAATTGCTCAGTATAATGGTCATAAGCATGAATCAATCCCCAGCGGTGATAAATGGGTGTATCTAGTCCAATATGCATCTTGCGAGGGTTGGAACTGCACAAAAACTGACACGATGATATTTTTTAGTCAGAATTATAGTTACAAAATTACCGAGCAGGCGCGGGGAAGGATAGATCGAATGAATACTCATTATAAAGATTTATTCTATTATCATCTAAAGAGTCGTTCCCCGATTGATATTAGGATTGCAAAATGCCTTAAAGAAAAGAAAGATTTTAATGAAATGACAGATTATCGCTCCTACGCGAAATAGTCATACCCTATAGTGAAAGGAGTGACCTTATATGAAACAGGTTTATTTGTATGGATTTGCTGGTGTGCATAAGAATTATAAAATCTTGTGCTGGTATTTCTTGAACGAGGAAGATATCTCGATTAAAAATATCATAAATACTGCGATTACATTGAGGGGACGATTCCCAGATGTTGAGCATGTTTATGCTGTTGATAATCGGAAAAACTTAAAACGAGATTTAGAGTACACGCTTAAACATGATGACTATGCGCATTACGTAGATTTCAAAAATTATTGTGCTGTTTCAGGAGTTAAAATCTTTTGACGCTAATAAAGGCTCTATAAAAACATAGAGTCTTTATTTTTTTTTATGAGGAGGAATTATGAAAGCTTCGTGCAAAGATTGTGAATACTTTAATCCAATAAAGGATTATCCTGATTTGATCCATTTTGGAAAATGCAGTTTTAAAAAGTCAGTTTACTGGATGCTTGATATCTATATCTCGGATGATAATATTTGTAGTTTCTATAAAAGAAAAGAGGAAAATAATGATTGAAGTATTAACGGGTTTTATTATCGGGTTTACGGCAGCCATGACGACCATTGGACTAAATGCCGGAAATAAGATTCTTGAAAATAGTAAACTGCATAAAGCCCTGGAGATTAAAACGAGAGATGCCCGGGATTGGGAAGCAAAGGCCCTGGAACGAGGCGATGAACTTAACCATCAGCGAAAAATGGCTGAATACTGGCGGGCCAAATGTATGAATGAACACTTTAATTTTGATGAAGCAGTATCTGAGAAAGGGTGATATTTATGGAATACCCATATAAAATTGTTGACTTTGAAAAATATTGTCCCAAATGCAAATACCACAAACGAAAGGAGAGCGAAGACCCTTGCAATGATTGCCTGAATGAAGGCGGTAATATTCAGTCGCAAAAACCTGTTAATTTTAAGGAGAAATGAGTTATGAAAATGTTTATGTTGTTAGCATTTTTGTGTATTGGTTTTTTATTATTGGCAAAAATTGCAGGGGATTACGCCGGTGATGTGGTTTTCGTTATTACCGCGGTTCTTTTTGGATTTTTCTTTATTTCAATGGTATCTGTCGGATTCACAATGCTGTTTAATTATTATTTCATGTCCGGAACGGTTTTAGCAAAATATCAAGTTAGGAGAAGCGCATTAGTTTATCAGCTAGAAAATTTAAATTATTCAGATCAGGTAGCAACAGAACTGTTATATGAGCAAATCATTTCTTTTAACGAAGATGTGCTAACGGGTAAAGTAATGGTTTATAATCCGTGGTTGCAATGGGCCGTATCTGGTGACTACCAATATATTGACTTAATTGAATATTCGAATCAGGAGGGATAAATCATGAAACAATTTATGCTAATTATTGACAAGGATGGCCCATGCGTTAATATTCATGGGAAAAATCGAAAGTTCAGTAAAGATGAAGTAATTCATTTCCTTAAATATACTGCCGCCGAACTTGAAAATTCAAATAGCTGCGACTTTGAGCGATTTGAAGCGGTTCTAGACAACGATAATCAACATTATTACGGAGAAAACAATTATGGGCGAACATTTTGACAATCTCGATTCTATCGAAAAAACTGCTGAGAAATTATATGTTTTAAGTATGGCAGGGACCGTTTGGTTCAAACAGATGTTTCTTTCACTTTGTCCAAACAAACGTGTAGTCTATCTTACAGGACACGGCAGCAAGAAAACACAGAAAAAGAACTTTCATCGGGCTATAAAAATTATGTCTAAGGGGGGCGTATAATGAGCACTTATTCTCTTAAATTTGAAGATAATGGTGATACAATTCGTTGTGATGCTAAAAATGACGGATTCAGCATTTTGGAAATGATTGGAATGCTTGAAGTTAAGAAAGATGATCTGATGCGTCAGCTTAAAGATAAAAACGAATTTACTCATAAGCGCATTAGTGTACCTCCAGATGATGTCTTAGATGTGATCGAAGATGCGTTAAAGCCGAAATATGACCACTGGATTGACAATGCTGATTCTTGGGTTTGTCCGGTATGTGGCGAAGAGGTAAGAGACCCTGGTAAATATCCTGGATGCAAATGCCCGAATTGTGGGTTTCAGGATGAAAAAGATAAGAATAGCATGATGAAAGGAGAACTATTATGAAAATCGACATTCCTTATGACATCGGAGATCCTATCCTCGTAATCGATTATTGTCAGCATGATGGCTATTATGTTGACTGTCGTCCATTCAGATATGCTGATATTGGAAATCTTGAAAATGTTTTCAAAACAAGAAAGAAGCCGAAGCTGCACTTGATAAGCTGATAAAAGGTAATAAGCAATGATTAAAAATAATAAAATGAATTTCGTCTTGATTATGCTATTCTTTATTTTAACTGTCTTTTTATCTGGTTGTAATAAACAAGTAATCGATATTTCATATAAATTTACTTATGCGTATATCGAACTTCCTAACGGAGAATGCGTTAAAGGAAAAGTGGAAACTTGGACCGATTATGATAATAGCGATCAGATACAACTTGTGATTGACGGCATAACCTATTTTACAGATACAACAAGAGTTGTAATGACTAACGAATAAAAGGAGAAAGCAATGATTAAAATTGAAAACACTGAAGTTATGGGCTGGGAAGCTGCTATTAGAGGCGTGCGCAATCCGATGAACTCTTGGGAGAATAGCGATAGTAACTATAGACCAATTCTTGCCAGCAGATGCGACACATGTACGTCTTACTTACTCAATGATTGTGACAATTGTGAGGTATATAAGCTGTGCAATTCGCCAAATTATTTTCTGGTTGGTCCGAATGACCTCGATCTCATGACTCGTCTTAGTAAAGCCGGTACCGACCATCGTAAGTTCATGCGGATGATTACCGTATACCTTGATATTACGGCTCCGCTGTATTGGTGGAAGGAGTTCGATACCTACAAGGTTGGAACTGTTGCTAATTCCTGTAGTACGATGCACAAGATTGCAGATAAGGAATTCACGCTGGGGGATTTCAGTTGTGAGCATATGAACCATACATCTTTGAATGTTCTTAAAGAAATTATCGATCTATTAAATAAGTATCGAGAGGACTATTTGAATCCTGAAGCTGGAAAAATCGGTGTAAAAAAGGATTATTGGTGGCAGATGATCCAACTCTTGCCGAGCTCTTACAACCAGCGACGTACTGTAATGCTGAACTACGAGGTTCTGGCGAATATTTACAAGTCTCGTAAAGGACATAAACTTGACGAATGGAATAGCTTCTGCGACTGGATTGAGAAGCTGCCTTATTCGGAGCTGATTACGGGTAAAGAAAAATGATATTTTCCTGTAATCGGTTCGCTCTTTTTCCACGTATGTGTTCCGAATGCAAACGTTATATTTGGATGGAACCTTATAGAAGATCAGACGTTTGGCATGGAGGTTTTGTCGATAGATATTTTAAAGAAAACATTTGTAAAAAATGTCTACCTAAATTCTTACCAAAAACTGAGCAAGACACAACCGCGATATAAACAGATCCTTTAATGAAAGGAGTTGATTTAACATGACTATTAGAGATTGGTTGAAGAAACCGGTAAGGGCACACACCTATTCTGATGGATCGTATGAAATCCAAGAGAATCGACCGAGATTGTACTGTAATGATGGATATTCCATTTCGGTACAAGCCAGCAGCTTTCATTACTGTAAACCAAGACTTAATGGGATACAGGACTATGAAAGCGTTGAGCTTGGTTTTCCGAGTACGGAAGATGAACTCATTAACGAGTATGTCGAGGATGATTCGGATTACACAAAAACCGTTTATGGTTATGTGCCTATCGAAATTATCGAAGAGCTTATTAACAAGCATGGAGGAATAAAAGCTTAACAATAATAGGACATCTGAAACATGGTGTCCTATTATTTTTCACATTGAACTTTTGTGAGATGGGTTTCTAGTGAAATGAACTTTTTGAAAGGAGCTTATTATGAAAAACTTTATAATAGAAATTACTAAATATATTATAAGGAGGGCTAAAAATGATTAAAATTCCAGAAGATCATATACAACAGTATTTAAAAATATTTGGAACTGGTCTTGATCAGATTGATATTCTTCAGGAAGAATGTGCAGAATTGATTAAAGCTTTAGGAAAATATAAAAGATCTGTAGGTCATTTTACTAACGTCGATCCTATAGACAATATTGTAGAAGAGATGACGCACGTGGCTATATCATCAGAGATTGTGGCAAGAATTCTCAACATAAATCCAGAAGACATTCAACGTGAGGTTAATAAAAAAGCCGTAAAATACAATTTAAGTAAAGGAGACGGAATTAGTAATGAAAAATGATTAAAATAGAGCACATAGTTCTGGCGAGTCCAGAACAGATGGAGTTTATTATTGAATGAATGCAGTACGGATGTAAGAGATTAAATCCTGTCAGAATTGCGAGTATAGTCTTATTATAACGCGAAATAAAAAAGTCCTTAAATGAAAGGAGCGGTTTACATGAAGCCATTAACAATTAAAGTAGAAACGCTTGCTAAAATTGGACTCGGGGTATTGGCTATAGAATTAGCTACTGATATGGGCAAAGCGTCCATGCTTAGGATGGTTAAGAAAATTAATTCTGAAACTGCTGACGAGGTATTGGATGCTATGGATATCGGCATTAATTCTGACAGATTCCATGGTCTTGACAAGATTAAGCTTAAAATTGTAAGGGGCATGTGTAAAGCATGTATTGAAGACTAAAAGGTTTAGGAGACTTGGAAAAATCTGAGTCTCCTATTTTTGATTATGGAATTTGTTGCGATAGAAGGGAGAAGCCATGAAAATTAAAAATGCAAAAATCCGTTCCACAATGCTTGGACGAGAAAATCATGGAATTATGACATTCATGATTTATATTAGTGCAGACGGTTTCGATTGTGGCATCGGAGGATGTTGGCTTGATGAATTCAATTCTGCTACTCAGACAAGAGTGTTCCGAGCTGAGTCCATGGAAGCGATATCTAAGATTTTGGAGGTAGTCGGTGTGGATAAGTGGGAGGACCTTCCTGGAAAGTATATTCGCTTCGAGGATAACGGCTTTGGTTCTACGGTAACCAAGATCGGTAATATTATCGAGGAGAAATGGTTCGATTTGGAAGAATTCTTTGGAAAGTTTTAAGAGGGGCACGCGAGAATTACATATCATATAATGAAATAGAATAAAAATAGCATACAAAAACCAGTATGTCAGTCTTTTCGGGTAACGGGTGCCCGAATTAGGTAGTTAAACGAAACAAGAGGCGTGGTCGTCTATGTCGTCATTGCGTTTACGTGAATGATAGAGACAAACTACTGTGTGAAGTGTTGGGCACAGCTCTGGCTACGGACGAAAACTTATTCTATTTCTTTTTTATATTTTAAGCGTGACTAACGGGGAACCACTCATTGGAATCCCGTAGGAAACATTTTAAATTGATTCATATTAGCAAATGATATTTGAGGATAAGGAGTCTAATTATGAACGAACAAAAATTCATTGAGGAAATGCTTCTAACTATGAGCAAACAGAAATTCACTGAGGAAACACTTCATACGATGCTTTATTTTTTTTGAAAATCGTAAGAACAAAGAAATTAGCGATCTTGCAGACGAATATTTCGAAAATGACATGAAACTGGATGATTTCATTCTTAAAGCACAAGCGATTGTCGATAAGCTTGAGTATGTAGAGACTATCGTCAAAAAGATATACCATGGACTGAATCCGAGCGACAGACTTTATATTTCTTGTCCTAAGTGCGGTGCGTTTATGACTTATGACGGCGAACTCGGAGAATGTTTTTGCCCAGTTTGCACTTTTCAAGGAAGAGCAGACACATGAGGAGGTAAAGCTAATGATTGAACGAACAATAACTATTAGAGGCAGAGAAGAGGACGTTGCTACTGTACTTAGGCTCCTTAAACATATGGAGTATCTTGGAAACGTTGAAGTAAGCAGAAATCTCCTTGTATGGGTCGACGGAGAGGGCTGTGGTCAGATTCATGTAACGGACGAAAGCGGAGAGAAGCTAGATAATGTCCATTATAGCATAGAACAGAACCTTACTATGCGTGCTGTTGCTGGCATTTATGATATTGGTTAATCTGAACTTATTATGGAGGATAAATAATGAAGAAACTGGCGATTATGTTGGCCTTGGCAATTAGTCTTTCAGGGTGCTCTGGCGGAAACTCTAATACTGAATATGAAAATAACGGACGATTTCGTAAAGTTTACGCTGATTTTTTAAATGTAATTTATGTAGACTCGGAAACCAATGTAATGTATTTTTGGCACACTGGCGGTTATAGCGGGGGTCTTACTGTGATGGTTAATGAAAACGGGCAACCTCTTATTTGGAAAGGAGAATCAAATGGTTAAACGATACGTAAAAAGACCAATCGTTATCCGTGCAGTAAAATGGACTGGATATAATTTTGATGAAATTGCCGAATTTGTTAAAGGGCAACCTCTTACTTTATATGAAAACAGTTTTGGCATTAAAAGATTACTTATCGAAACGCTAGAAGGGGATATGTACGCAGAAGTTGGCGACTACATTATTCAAGGTGTTCATGGAGAGTATTATTCTTGCAAACCCGATATCTTTACGGAAACATACGAGGAGATAGAAAATGGCTAATACGGAACAAACCTGTCAATTAATCGTTGATATTTTGAACGAACATATGAAAGAAGAATTGGATCATTTCATCGGCGAGTATTTGGGTGACAGGATTTCTCTTGACGAGCTAGTGTATAACGCTAATATCATCACATCTTATTATGGATTCCGAATTACGGCTGTTAGAAACAAGTATTTTTATCCGAGAACGGAGAAATAAATCGATGAAACTAACGTTCACGAAGCTTTTAAAAATCATTCCTGATGGGATTTTTGAAGCAGATGATATTGTTACGAAAGATGGGCGTAAAGGTGTCCGCTACATGCTCTATCAGCCACTAGGAGAGCGTCAAATACGTTCGTTGGCAAAGTATTCGAACGTTAAATTAAGCGTTGCTAGATACCGCTATGCGCCGGAAATTACACATGACTGCGTTACTATTTTGGAGGATTGAATTATGGAAATTGTTGAATATCAAAACCTTGCTTACCGTACTATGAATCATGATCTAACTTGGAAAGAGCAGGGAAAACACGCGCTGCATGGTATGGTTTCAGAAATTGGTGAGCTGCACGGGATTTATCAGAAAACTTATCAGGGACATGAATTTAACGAAGAACATGCTAAAAAAGAACTCGGAGATTTGATGTGGTTTATCGCGGAATATTGCACTGCCCACGGTTGGGAGCTTGATGATATTTGTCAGATGAATGTTGATAAACTCAAAAATCGCTATCCTGATGGGTTTGAAGTCGATAAAAGTTTGCATCGAAAAGAGGGAGATATTTAATGGCATTTTATTCCTAAATTCCGCGTGCAAAGAGAGGTTTAAATCACTTTAAAATGACTGTATTTGATGAAAATTGTATCTATATTTTGAAACTTTTAGCCTTTATTTTTCTCGGCTGCCCTGCAATTTTGACGGTTGGAGGGCTTCTTTTATACCCAGAAATCGCTCTTTTGAAGCAAATTTACTCTAAAATTTTTACGAATAAAGGAGGAGAAAATGAAAAAATCGACCTTTGATTCTGAGAAAAGTGCTTGGAAAACGAGTGAAAATCCGAGAAGAAATAGTCTCGGGTATACGGATTTGACTCCTTTTGAGGCTTTTAATAACATGGAAAAAGATGATGAAATCCGATTTAAGAAGCTTTTGGGAACAATTTTTTACATTTGCGAGCTCGCAGAATTCAAAATTGAAGAAAGAATTGTGCTCACTGATAAAAAGAGCGGAAAGACTTGGCGGTGAAAAAATCAGATGATTTTTAATAAAAATGGCTAATTTTGGGCAAAAATCGGTCAAAAATGGCTAAAAATTCAAAAAATTTGCCATTTTTATTAAATATACGCGAAATTATCATATATGATAATATTGGTATATATTAATATAAAATCGCTTTTTTTTTTGAATTTTTTAAGGAGAGCTAACTTTTATGAAAGAGCACGATGAATATTGGGACTCGAACTTTTTACGAAATCTCAAATTATTCTATCCTCAAAAATTTGCAAAGCTCACAGACTACAAACGATTGAGCATAAATTCGGGAACGGACTACGCTTTTATTTCGGACAGTGTTGTTTATATCTTCAATCAGTATACCGGAGCGATTAGGCGTGCACCTGCTGATCCAGAGCATATGACTGACGAGCAGGTTAGAAAATGGTTTATGTTTCAATTAAGGTCGGCAATTACGGAAGCTTCTCTTGACGGTAAAAGTTTGGCTGAGGAAATTGGAAGCACACCATGTATGATATCAAGATACTTAAATGGGACAGTAATGCCAAATCTAATCACAATCAACAAATTAGCAAATGCGCTGCACGTTCCGGTTTCGTATTTCTTCTATCAGGGGTATGACCGATTAGACTTTGATTAAAATGGTGGCAAATAAGATCGTGAGGCGGATTTTTATGTAATAGCAAATTTTCCTTCTTGCGGCCTCCCGGGTGATGTGGTATAGTATAATCACTTAAAGATAAAGGAGGCTTCAATTAATGGGATTGTTTAATTTTGGCAAGAAGAAACCGGTTAAGCGTGTCGGTGGTTACACGGATGGCGGAAATCACAAAGTTGATGTCTTTGATGGTCCTGACGGTGTTGTTGAGATCAAAAGATGCAGCGCAAAGGATCATCTTCCTACGGGACTTCAGTATTGTCCGGATTGCCATATGCTTTGTGACCATAAACCGGAGGGATACTACGAATGCCCGGTTTGTAAGTATTCCATTACGGACGAAGAAGCCGATGAGGGTTATGGTTATCCTAGTGTGGAAGCAACCTATGAAGACGATTTCAACGATGAGTATGGTAGCACATATCGTGATGATGAAGACTGGGAGTAATCTTTAAAATTAAACAAATGGTTTTTAAGCCTGTGTGCAGAAATGTACATGGGCTTATTTTTATATCCTGATTTGGTAGAAAATAAAAGCACGCGAAAATTTCATGCTCTTTTATGAAGAGAGTAGATACAATGGCGACCTTTGCTATTGGACATATTCTCTTGCTTTTTGCATAAAGGAGAATGCTCAACATGAAGGAATCGGCGTTTCAAGCAAAACTTATACGGGAAATTAAGAAACGGTTTCCCGGAGCGATTGTTTTGAAGAATGATCCCAATTATATTCAGGGATTTCCAGATTTAACGGTTTTGTATAAAGATCGTTGGGCGGTACTGGAGATTAAGCAGAGTGAAAAAGCGAGTCATCAACCAAATCAGGACTTTTATATTTTGCAGGCAGACAAAATGTCTGTTGGAAGATTTGTTTACCCTGAAAACATGATGGAGGTTTTAGATGATTTGGCACGATCATTCCAAGTTAGTCGGTGAACATGCCTTTTTGGGCGCAAGCAAATATCATTGGTTGAATTATACGGATGACCAAATGATTGCCAAATATAAAAACAGCTATACCCAAGCGGTTGGGACGTATCTGCACGAATTGGCAGCAGGATTAATTGAGAATCATATGAAGTTGTCAAAGTCAGATTCAAAACTGCTTACTTATCATTTGCTATCTCACGGAGTACCTAGGGGGGTATTTAATGTTGATGATCTGTTCGGGAATTTTCGGAATTATGTGAACGATGCGATCAGTTACCGAATGTCTCCGGAACAGGTTTTGTATTATGCCCCGACTTGTTTTGGTACAACAGATACAATTTCATTTTATCAGAATCTAGTTAGAATTCATGATTTAAAAACAGGGGCAACGCCGGCCCATATGGAGCAGCTATTGATTTACGCTGCTCTTTTTTGTTTGGAGTATGAAAACGACATCAAGCGAATGAAATTGGATTTGAATAAACTTGATTTTGAGTTGCGGATTTATCAGTCTGAGGATGTAATTGCAACCAATCCAACGTTGGATGATATTCGCCCCGTTATGGATAAAATTGTTGCTGGCGTCAATCTGGTAGAAGAAATTAAAAAATCGGAGGCTTAATTATGCAATATCGCGTTAAACCATCCTTAGAGGAAATTGAAGAATTAGCCCATTATGGCACGCCGAGACATTCCGGTAGATATCCATGGGGCAGTGGCGAAAACCCGTATCAAAGAACTGGTACAATTTTGAGTCGATATTATGAATATCAGAATCAGGGACTTTCTGAAGTTGAGATTGCTAAAGCAATGGGCACTACTACGACAAAACTGAGACCTCAGATTGCTTATGCAAAAAATCAATCCCGAATTTGGCAGATTGACCGTGCTCGGAGTCTAAAAGAAGATGGTCTGAGTAATGCTGATATTGGTAAAGCAATGGGTGGTTTGAATGAATCTACGATTCGAAGTTTACTCAATGAAAATTCGGAAGCAAGGACTAGAGCTGCTGTTACAACGGCGAAAAAGCTGAAAGAAATTGTGGATGAAAAAGGTATTGTGGATGTTGGGCCTGGTGTTGAACGGGAATTGGGTGTTTCAAGAAATAAACTGGATGAAGCTTTATATCAGTTGGAAGTTGATGGATATTTAACTGAAAAAAGACGATTAAACCAGGTTACAAACCCAAATCAGAAAACTACATTGAAGCTTTTGTGCAAGCCTGGCACTGAAAAAAGTGATATCTATGACGTTTCTAAAATTGGAGCCGTCTCAGATTATGCGGTTTCGTATGATGATGGCGAGACATTTCATAAGCCTTTCGAATATCCGTCCAGTATGGACCCGAAACGTTTGAAGATTCGGTACGCTGAAGAAGGCGGTCTTGAAAAAGATGGTGTGATTGAGCTTCGTCGCGGTGTAAAGGATTTGAATCTTGGCGAATCCAATTATGCTCAGGTCCGTATTATGGTTGGTGGAGACCGGTATTTGAAAGGCATGGCCGTTTATTCGGATGATATGCCGGATGGGGTTGATGTTATTTTTAACACCAATAAGTCTTCCAATAAAACTTGGCGCGAAGTTTTGAAACCGGTAAAAACCAAACCTGATGGCGAGATCGATCGGGATAATCCATTTGGCGCTTTAATCAAAGAACATGGTGGTCAGTCTTTTTACGATGATCCAAAAGGTGATTATGTTGATGGGGTTACTGGTAAAAAACAGTCTCTATCTCTCATTAACAAATGTAAAGCCGAAGGTGATTGGGGCGAATGGTCTAAACGATTGCCATCGCAGTTTTTGGGAAAACAGAGCATCCAGTTGATTCATAAACAGCTTAATTTGACTAAAGCCGCTGCCGATGAGGAATTAGCAGAAATCAATGCACTTACAAATCCAACTATTAAAAAAGTTCTTTTGAAGAAGTTTGCCGATGGTTGTGATAAAGATGCTGTTACTTTGAAGGCTGCTGCATTACCGAGACAGCGTTATCAAGTTATCGTACCGCTTACTAGCATTGGCGATAATGAAGTTTATGCGCCCAACTATAAAGATGGTGAAAGTGTTGCGCTTGTTCGCTTTCCTCATGGTGGCATCTTTGAGATTCCGGTACTAAAAGTGAATAATAAGAATCCGGAAGGTAAACGGGTTCTCGGTGCGAATCCTTTGGATGCTGTTGGTATTAGTTCTAAAGTTGCAGAACGTTTATCTGGCGCAGACTTTGACGGCGATACTGTTATGGTCATTCCTACAGGTGGAAAGGTTAAAATTCTTTCTAAGGAACCATTGAAAGGTCTTAAGAATTCCGATGGTTCTTGGTTTGACCCTAAAATGGCATACCCTGAACGCGAAGGCATGAAAGTGATGAAAGATACCCAGAAACAAATGGGTGTTATTTCAAACTTGATTACTGATATGACCTTGAAAGGTGCTACCGAAGACGAATTGGCTCGTGCCGTTAAGCATTCAATGGTTGTTATTGATGCTGAGAAACATCATCTTGATTACAAGCGCAGTGAAGAAGAGAACGGTATTGCTGCCTTAAAACGCAAATATCAAGGTACTATTGACGAAGATGGCCGATATCATGAAGGTGCTTCTACTTTGCTTAGCCGTGCGAAGAGTGAAGTCAGTGTTGCCAAGCGTCAGGGTTCAGCCAAGATTGATCCTGAAACTGGCGAACAGTATTGGACTGTAACAAAAGATCTTTACTATAACGAGAAAAAGAAAGATAAGACCACTGGCGAATGGGTAGAGACCGGTAAGGTTAAGATGAGAACTCAGCCTTCTACTAAGATGGCCGAGGCCAAAGATGCGTATACCCTGGTATCGGATATGAATACCAAGCAGGAGCAGGCTTATGCTGATTATGCAAACCATATGAAATCGCTCGCAAATCAAGCAAGAAAAGATATGTTGAATGCAGGTAAGATTGAGTATAAGGCATCGGCTAAGGCAGCATATAAGGATGAGGTAGATACTCTTATGGCTAAGCTTGCGGTGTCAGAAGCCAATCGTCCTAAAGAACGTCGGGCACAGATTCTTGCTAATAATGAGGTTAAGGCCAAGATAGATCAAGACCCATCACTGGCTGAGAATAGTAGTAAAAAGATGCTAAAGAAGGTATCCCAGCAGGCCCTTGTACGGGCCCGGACTCAGGTAGGGGCCAAACGTACCCCTATTAAAATGACTGACCGAGAATGGGAAGCTATTCAGGCAGGTGCTATTAGCGAGAATGTGTTGAAGAAAATCATTGATAATATGGATATTGATGAACTTCGTGCTCGTGCAACGCCAAGACAAAGCACCGAATTGAGTCAGGCAAAGATTAACTTGATTAAAGCTCGTGCTGCATCTGGTTATTCAACAACTGAAATTGCAGAAAGTCTTAATATTTCGGCATCTACAGTAAGTAAATATTTGAAATGAAAGGAGTGAATTCTTGAAATGAAAGAAGAAAAGTCTTCTCTAATTCGTTATAGTTTAACGACTTATGATAATCCTTATGACCCATTCGAGCAATTCGTTCCTTGGTTCATGTTTGATATTCAAAAGGGCTACAATTCTTGCGGTTTGCTTGCAAGAACGCTTGATGCAC